AAAGTGTGTTGCCATTGGTGTTAATGGCGATAAGGTTACCACTCTTTTAAAATGATTTTGTTTTGCATACTCAGCTAACTTATTAATTATCTCTTTACCTGCACCTCTTTTACGAGACCATACCGTATATGCTACAATTATTTCACCTCTTTGGCCATCTTGATTGGCAGCTTGTGACATGTAATCCATTTCTCTTACGGTATATGGTACTTCAGGACATTGTGCAATACAAACTATTGCTTCTATTTCATCATTATATTTTAGTCCAAATATTTTTCTACCTTGTGTAATTCTAAAACCTAAAGTTAGTTCAGGTCTTACAGGATCCTCTGATACATCAATGTCATCTAGTTCAACTAATTCTGTACCTTTGACCCATTTAAAAAAGTCATTTATATTGTCTTTAAATTTTTTCATCCAAAAAATGCCTCCAAACTTGCTTTTTTCTCCTGTGACCAACCGATTGCTTGTAATATAAATCGCATAGGGTCAAGGAATGTTTTTTCAAATTGTGTTTCACGATCTATATATTTGTCTAATTCAAACTCTTTAGGTAATGTTGTAATATAACTAATTACATCAAATCTAAATGGGTTTGCTTCTATTAGTTTTAGAAATTTAATCTTGTCACCCTCTCGTATGTAAGGATATTGTTTATGTAATTTCATTTCTTTTAGTTTGTGATTATAAATCAAAGAACCTTTTACATGTATTGGTGTACCTTTACTGAATATAGTTGCTGGGTTTTTATACTTTTGAATATTGTTACATGATCTAGGAAAAGATATTGCTTCAGCAGATAGTTCTTCAAACTCTGTTTTAAAATCAGCAATGAATTTTTGTAAAGTATCTTCATCTTTGTTCATAATAATTTTAATTGCTTCTTTAATCTTACCTCTGCAAACTTGTGGTGTTGATGATTTAACTGCCTCAATACCCATGATCTTTAGTTTAGGATCAGAAAGTCTTACACCCTCATCGTCTAATACATTTAACATATATCTTTTCTTTGCAACCCATATACCTTTGTTTGCAATTACTTCACGTTTCATTACCATACAATTTTTAAATGCATTTGTATAATCAGATAGTTCATTAAAACATTTTTCAATATACGGCTCTAGTCTACTGTTAACAACCTTATCAATAAAGTTACATATTTGTTCGTTGTTTTTACCTTTGCAAGTCTTCTCAACAAGTTTATCTAATGTCACATAGATACTATCTGTATCAGAGGCCACAATATAATCAAAGTCTTCATCTTGTTTTAGTATCTTGTTCATATAACCATTAACCTTTTGTTCAATATATCTAATAATAAATTGACCTGCTGTAGTTATAGCACTTGCTTGTCTTACATCATAAAATCTAAAGTATTGATTACCAACTGCACCATAAGCTGAATTTAAGGCAATCTTTCTTGCCCACTGAATGTTATGACATCTAGCAATTTCTCTTTGTAATTCTGGTGTTGGTGTTTTTTGATATTCTTTTTTAGCCTTGATCATTCTTTTCTTATAGATCACACGCTCATTGTACATTGTTTCCATCATTTCAGGTAAAAAACCTTGACTATCATTTTTAAACTTTGCACCGTTAGGTGTTATACAAGCATGTTCATTTTTTAAATGAGACAAGTCTATGTTTTGTTTTAACATTTTATTTACTGAAATACCAGAAGGATCTTGGCCTATTATCTTTTCAGGAGAAATATTATATTGTATAATGATATGTGGATATAGTGAGTTAATATCAAAAGAACATACCCACTTGTGCTGACCAACTGTAGGGTCTTTTACATAAGCGCCTTCGTATTTTGTATCTTTACTATGTTCTTCTCTTGGTGGTATGCATATGTTTTTTTTCAATAGATGATTAGCAATCAAAGTATCCCATACTCTAACTTGTGAAAATATATCATCATAGTTTACTTTAGATTCATAGGCAACAGTTAATGCTAACTCAATTAAACCAAGTTTATCTTCTAATGCGTCAACAATCTCAACGTCTTGTATGTTGTAATCAATAAATTTTTGAAAGTCTTTCTCATAAAATTCTCTGAAAGTAGAATAAGGGTTTACGTTTTTGTTTTGACCAAGTTCTACTTCACCAATATAATCTAGTTTATAACTCTCTTGTCTAGTAGGTATAAACCATCTGTATAGATCAAGATAATCTAACATCACTGTACCTTTTAAAGTATACGTTGTTTGTGGTCTACCTCTTACCATGATTTCAATCTTTTCAATCATACCCCACGGCGACATTTTGTTTGCAACTTTTTCACCTGCAACCAGTTTAATTCTATTCATCAAGTAAGGTAGATCAAAGAATTTAGTATTCCAACCAGTGACAACATCTGGATAATTCTTAAGCCAAAACTTCATAAACTCCATGAGTAAAACGTTTTCGTTTTTACATTTAATAAAACTTATATCAGTTCTATCTGTCTTGTAGTCTCCAGTAGCCCACGTTAAAATTTGTTTGTTAGTTTGGTTCTTAACAGTAATACAAATAATTTCTTCGGTAGGGTTTTCTACATCTGGAAAACCATCTGTTACTGTAGTCTCAATATCTATTGTGAATATTTTAATATACTTTTTATCCCACTTGATGTTTTCTGGAAATTGTTCATTGATGTATTGATAATGAAATCTTTCTAGACCATATATCGGAGAGTTTTGAGTTGCAACATCACGTCTAAATCTTCTAGCGTCATTGATGTTTTTAAATTTTATAGGGTTTAGATTTCTATTATCTAATGTTTTAAACTTACTATCTTTTTGTGTTAAAGAATATAGAGTAGGGCCAAAGTCTATCTTTTCTTTATAGTCTTTGCCATCATGTATACCTCTAACAAGAAGTTTACCTTTGTGTTCTATAACTGATTTATAAAAGTTCATCATCAATTAAATGTAAAGTTATGCCGTCAAGTTCCTCTGTTAATGATAGTTGACAACTTAATCTGCTTATGCCTTTCTTATAAGATTTCTCATATTCTAATAACGATTGTTCAAGACCATTATAATCTATTTCACCTAATTTGGCAATCCAGGCATTGTTTACATATACATGACAAGTACCACAAGCACAACAACCACCACAACTAGCAGGAATCTCCTCTAGATCAGCCTCTTTGGCTGCCTCCATAACAGTGAAACCTGGTGGCACTTTTACTTGGACTTTTTCATTATTTGTCCTAATAAAATTTACCGTTATCACGTTGCTTCTGTTATAAGTTTACTGTTTTTTGTTATGATTGAGCTTGTGTTTTGCTCGTAAGATGATCTTATCTCATCTTTTGGTTCTGTCATAAAAACAACTTTGTCTTTACTAACAGTTACCGTATCTTTTTTACCAAAGGCATTGTACAGTGACATCATTAATTGTATTGGTTGTCCTGGTCCTCTTTGTTGAGGTATAATCACGAATGGATTTTTTAAACTTATGCCTTGATCGTTTTCTCCTACCTTGGCAATTACATCTTCGCCTGTAGATAGTCTTAATATTTTCACTTCTTCCATAATATCTCCTATGTTGTTAATTATATATGATTGCCTATCAAAAGGCAAGCGTTATTCTTCGTCTTTATCGTAGTCTTTGTCAACCGGTTTTAGTCTTTTACTTAATACAAATGTTCTATTAGGGTTGACACTAATGTTCATTTGTCTCATTATCTCACGATTCACCAACAAATCGGAATGTGCTCTTGGTCTATTATCTAAACCTACTTCTACATCTTTATATGTAAAACCATTAAATGTAATATCCATAAGAATCGTTGGTCTTGTTTCAGATGGTTCTTCTCCTTCAGCATTTGCTCTGAATACTTTACTTATACCATGTCTTGGTTTACTATAAGTTTTACCATCATATTTCCATTTAACAATTTTATCTTTACTTAAAATATCATCGGCGTGTAAAGCACATGCTTTAGCACCGTTACCTGTATCAAATTTTGCTCTGACTTTTAAACCATCTTCTAGTTCTACCGTTTCTAACCAGCCACTCTCTATTAAAGATTGTCTGTCCCAATTAGTTCTATCTGATATATAATCTACTAGATATTCCATCATTTTTTCACCGTCTATTCTACCAGATGGTTCTGGATCAGAATAATAATCTTTATATTGGTAACCTTGATAATCAGCACCTGATCCTGGACTACCATTGATTTCTAAAATGTATGGTTTTTTATTGTTTACTATATGGTCAACTCCTACCATATATGCTTTTGAAGCTCTTGAAGCTTTTAAAACTAGTTCGTGTTCTTCATCACTTAAAATATAAGGCATTGCCTCGGCGCCTCTATGCGTATTTGATCTAAAGTCATATGAGCTATGTACTCTTTTTGTACTTGCAATAACTTTATTATCTACTACAAAAGTTCTTACATCAAACTTTGTTTCCATATATTCTTGTATTAGTAGTTCAGCACCTAATTTCCACATCGCCTGTACTGTTGCAACCAGGCCTTCATAACTTTCAATCTTAACTACACCAACACCTTGTGTACCTGTTAGTGTTTTTAATATGACAGGAAACTTACCACCAATTAAATCTAAACCTGTTTTTATATTTTTTTCGTTAGATATAAAAGCAGTTCTTGGTGTAGGTATACCATTTTTTTCAAATAGTAAAGCTGATGTTAATTTATTATCACAAGTAAGCATAGCAGCTCTTGTGTTCATCATAAAAGATTGTGAATTTTGAAAGGCAGATATTAAAGACAGTCCAGCTTCGTCTTCCACTGCACCACCTCTTGTTATACAGGCAGTATCTTTACCTACGAAAGTATGTTCACCGTTCTTACCATCGTAGTTAAACACCGTTAGGGTGTTCTTATCTTCATCTTTACCTGTAATAATGGTTGTTTTTGTATTGACTATAACACACTTGATCTTTTGTTTGATACAAGCTTTTTCTATAAGTTCAACAGTTGAATCTTTGTTAGGTTTATCTGAATCGTTTATAGTTAGGATAGCAACTGTCATTGCTTTATCCTTACGTGTCTGTGTATTCTCTGTTATATAGTCTCTAAACTTTGGTATCTGCATTATCTTCCTTAACTATTTTCTTACCTATATTATATTTAGCAGATAATATCCACTCTTTTTTCTCTTTAAATGGTAATACTTTAATTTGTGATAATGGTGCCTTGTTTGATGTTGCTGTTTCTTTTTCAACAATATCTATTAAATTCCAGTCTTGTAACAATATAGCAATAGTATTTCTACGTTGAATATCGTTGTTAATTAGAGTTGCTTTCTTGCCGTCTAAAGCAAATAACTCTTTAAAATGTACTATGTAATATTTCCCTTGTTTATGTAGAATATGACAAGATTGAAATAATGTTTTATCTTTTCTACTTGCGACACCTATTCTAGTAAGTGTTTCTCTGACTTTTAAAAAATCATCTGGTTGGGTTAGAGTTACTTCTAACATACTATCCTGTGACCACTTTACTTCTTCATTCATCTAGTTCTCCCGCCTTTATATGTGGCTTCTTTAATCTTATTAATTTGTTCTTTTGTGAGTATGGTTAGGGCCTGTTTTGCTTTTTCATTACTATAGCCATAATACTCTTTAACATATTCCAAGTCATTTAGTTTTGTTTGCTTAAGCCATTTGCCTCCAAAACGTTTCTTTGGTCTGATACTATTTAGTAAAAAGGTAAACTGTATATCTTTGTCCAAGAAGTGATAACCATTCATTTCATTGGCATGTGGAAGTGTGTCCCAAAACATAGATAAACACTTATTAATGATATATGGAGGGTATTTTTTAGACCAGGCGATATCCGTGGTATCCAAAAGGTTGACTTTTGTTTCGTTAATAGCTTTTAAATAATCTTTCAATTCGTACATAATAAATTCTGGTGCCCTTTGTCCGAGTCGAACAGACGACCTACTGATTACAAATCAGTTGCTCTACCAGCTGAGCTAAAAGGGCTACTTTCTAAATCTCCCTCGTCCCATATAATGGTCTCCAGGTTCATAGTCCCAACGTTTGCCGTGATGTCCTCTGATATCTGCATACCACATTCTTAATTTCACTATAATTTTTCTATAAAATGTTCTTCTTGCCACTTCTTATTCTTGCCTTTGTCTTTAATGTTGTAAATGATATAACTCATTCTTTCATCGTATTTATACATTCACTTATTTAAACTTACAATTAGCCATAATCTCGGTCAAACAAGCGATTACATTGATCTCATGGTCTGCCACAAAGGCAGCCTTGTATTGGTAACCAGCGATGATCAGTATTGCTTGTGGTACGGATTTAGGTTCTAGGGTTTCATATAAAATATCATAGACACCTCTGAATAAATCAGTAGCGTCCATATCTAAATGTTGAATTACCCACTTTCTCATACTATCAAACTCTTTTTTCTTCAAATGAAGCATAAGATTTTTGTAGTCGGTCTCTTTTAAATTGAATAGAATACCACTGTCAATCTTACCACGTACAGAATACCTTTGAAGTTCGTTAATAGTTCTTCTAAAATCTGGATAATGTTTTTCAATTAACTGAGCTAATGTTTTCTTATCATATTCAATCTCTTGTTCTTTTAACACGCCTTCCATACGTTTCATAAATGCAATAGCAGTCTTCTTAACTTGACCATTAGTGACCTTAAAGTCAATAACAGTACAACGACTATGTAAAGCTGGTATGATTTTGTTCTTATAGTTACAAGTAAATATAAATCTACAGTTATTATAAAAACTTTCTATGAAATTTCTTAAAGCAGGTTGTACTGATTCGGCGTTCATGTAATCTGCCTCGTCAATTATGACTACTTTGTGTTTTGATTCTGTATTAAAAGATACAGTTGTTGCAAAGTTTTTAATCTTATGCCTCAAGGTATCTATTTGACGACCCTCATCTGAACCATTGATTATAATATAATCTAAATTTAGTTCATCACACAAGGCTCGTGCTACAGTTGTTTTACCAGTACCGGCAGTACCAGTTAATAACATGTTTGGTAGTTCTTTTTTAGATAGAAACTCTAGAAATGTTTTCTTTGTTTCCTCTGGTAAGATACAATCGTTTATTGTTTTAGGTCGGTATTGTTCAACCCATAAAAAATCTGTCATTGTCTAACTCCTTAAAATTCAGAGTCAGGTTCTAATGCGATCCAATATTGTACGTTCTTACCTCTAGAAATGAAACTAGATATTTTTGCTTTTGAGATTGCTACATCGTAATCATCTGGTATCATTTTAAAGTTTTCTGATTTAAAGTAAGCAGTAAACTTAACATCTGATTCGCCAATTACAGTAGATACTTCGTTAGAAGATTTATTCTTCTTATCTGTTGCAACAAGTTTAATGTTTTTACCATCACCTATTACAGATACATCTGGTAAATTTAAAGTTGTAACACCTTTGTGTAATTCTGCCAAGTCATCATTCTTTAATGTAAATGTGACATGATTATCTGGCATGTTAATCTTGTTAGGTGTAAATACAGTAGATTTATCAGAAAAGAAATACTTAACTGATTTTCTATTGTTCTTAGCCTCACTGATAGTCATGCTAGCACCACCATTAAATTTAAGTTCGGGACTTTTAAATAAGTCTAACGATCTCAAAAATTGTGGTAGATCATAGATAGCAAATTCACTATCAAATTTTTCTTTTATTTCAGCTTCTGCTAAAATATTTCTCATATTGGAAATAGTTTGTATTTTATTTCCTGGCTTAATCAAAATATTCTGATTGATATCAGAAAAGTTTTTAAGCATTGCGATTGTGTCTGTTGACAAGTTCATAATATATTCACTCCTGTTCATTATTTAATGGAGCGGATACTTGGTACTGCCCCAAGTTCTAAAGATTGGAAATCTCTCATAATACTTTTATACTATATCCGCATTATTGATCCTATTACAGATCAAATAAAAAGTCAAGCCTTAAACTGACCTCTTAATTTCTTCACTTTGTAAGTAAGATAAAACGTTTTCTGGAGAAGAAACACCATATGGATCCGAAGGATCATTGATATCTCTACCAGGTTCTACAAACAATTTTTCTATCTCACAATCATTTATTACAGCTGCATATCTCCAAGAACGGTAACCAAAACCAATGGCCTCTTTAGTAACTAACATGTCTAATGCTTTTGTTAGTTCACCATTACCATCTGGTATCATCTTAACGTTTTGAATATTTGAAGCATGAGCCCATGCGTTCATAACATACGAATCATTTACTGATACACAATAAACTTCATCTATGTTATGTGAAATTTTAAATGTTTTACAATGGGTCTCAAAACCAGGTAGTTGTTGTGATGTACAAGTAGGTGTAAAAGCACCTGGTAAACTGAATAAAATTACTTTCTTATTTTGAAATAAGGTAGTAGTTGTTACGTCAACCCACTTGCCATTTTCAAAGGTACACTCGCC